TCTAATCTTTGGTTGTGTGTCTTTAGATATTACTGTAGGTATCTTTTGATTGTAGTACAATGAACAAGCTATCCTGTGAGCGCCTCCATTTATTGTTTTTACAGAATTAGAGTATATAGGATATTGTTTATTATAACCTTTTGTTTTAAAACTTTCAATCAGTAAATCAAAACTATTAATATAATCCTGTATATTATTCTTAGGTGTTTGATCCCTAATATATTTGTCTGTAGGTTCTACTCCTTGCGTCTGTGCTTGTATACACTCTTTATATATTTCTTTGTAGTGTAGGTGGTTTGTATTTTCGTTCTTAGATTTTACATATAAGTATCTACACATAATATCTAATCTAGCAGAGTCTAAAAAGTACGAAGGATCTACTTCAATAACTTTCATTATACATTACCATAGACGTGTCCGTTATTTGTATACGTATATGATAGGCTTGCGTTAATAGCATCACCACCAGCGCCCCCACCATTTTCACCTGCGCGACCCCAACCGCCACCGCCGTTAGAACCTGCGCCATCTGTGTTTGATGTTGAGCTTAGAACAGAACCACCTGGGGCAGGGCTATTGGATACGTATCCAGATACGTTGAAAGACCCCTGACCTCCTGACCAAAAAGTACCATATGAAATAACAGAACAGCTACCATATGATGTAGCTGGTGTAACACCACCACCACCTTGATCGCCACCTGTACCACCTAATACTCCGATTGTACAAGAGCCACCACTCGCATTACCGTTTGTCCTAACCATACCTGGGTGTGATAAATAACCTATGGTACTACCATTACTTGAAGCTGTGTTATATGAACTTTGACCTGCACCACCACCGCCTCCAGCACCTCCACCACCACCACCGCCACCTGCGATAAATGCACCAGAGTTGTTAGTTACTGTAGTACCTGTTGCAGTTATACTAATAGCGTGACCACCTGCTGTAGAATGACTACCGCCACGTCCAAAAATAGCACCACTGTTTATAAGTACGGAGTCAGCCACATCTATTGTTAACGAAGGTGTAGATGATGACATAGAGCGAATGTGTACGCCAGAATCTACAGTCATTATGATAGGCACTGTTCCGTCCCAACCTGCCGCTGTTGCTAGAGTACTTAAAGTAGAAGCCCCATCTATACCCGTAGAAACATTAAAAGAGAAAGCATCTTGTGCACCATACCATTCAGTCATAGACATCTGAGCACCTGCAGCCTTACCAATAAGACCTCTAACATCAGCATCATTCAAAGATGTTGAACCAGAGATGCCAAGCTCTGTCATTATATCCTGCATAGATATTGCACCGCTACTAGTTACTGGCATAATCCAAGCCCTATCTTATTTTGTGAAAATGAACCCTCCCACCAGTTATTGTATAGAGCGTTAAACTGCTCTGTCTTAACAAGTGGCATTTTAAATTTGTCAGAGTAAGACCCTATACTATTAGGTTCTTTTGAATATTCAAGCATATAGTGTAAACTAGCGTCTGCATTCTCCATACACTTAATACCTCTCTCCTTAGCATAAGACCAAAAGTCACTTTTAAAAGAGGAGCCTGATGCATAATGTAACATTATAATATTCTCACAAGCGTCTAAGTAAGCATGGTATTTAGTATTAGCTAACTCTAAAGAATCGTTTTCAAACCATTTATTTGTAGCCATGTAGTTAATATTATCTACCGTACCAAAAGAGGTAGCCTCAAGTGGCTCTAAGAAGAAAGACGCATTTCCATTATACACAATATTGTCTTTAAAATTATTTTTACGCCTATAGTTAGAAAAACTAAATGAGTTGGTAGTTCCATTAGGAACTAAGTTATACTCATCTAGTATAAACTCTACGTCTGCTTTAACTTCTTCTAATGTATTTATATCTTTATTATACATATACCCTATAGAGCAACGGTTCTTTAGGGGTATGCCAAACACCCAACCATAAGGACGGGCTATAGCTAGTGTATGACTAAATCTTGGATAATCCCAAGAGCACTGTGTTACATGAACAGCATTTACAGCAATGTACTTTGATAATTCAAAGTCTTCAAAGGAAGAAGGTTTACCAGAACAATCAATAATGTAATCCGCGTCTATGTTATCAGAGGAGACATTTTGTTCCTTTATAGATACGACATCTTTTAACTTAGAATAAACATAATCCTGTAACTTAGGTGCATCAAAATGTATTCCTGTTGAAGGGCTTGGGAAATCGTGAGTGAAAGGTTTTCCAACACTACCCCAACCCTCTTTATAAATACCTGTCTTTATAGTTGCACCCACAGCATCAAACTCTCTAGGAGAAAAGTTTAAGCATTCATTAAGTCTCCTAGGTAAACTTATCGTTGATCCTTCTCCTACAGCCTGTGGCTTTATAGAGGGGTCAAAGTACCATTCTATTTCATCTGCGTTTATATAACGGCTACAATAGGCAGCTGTCATACACCCAGCTGTACCCTTACCTACTACAGCAACCCTCAATCCATCATCCCTAATCCGAGAATCCCAAACATTTCCCATTCCCATTCTGTAAAATAATCTGCATCAAGACCTACAATAAAATTTGGTTGGTTTTGAGGTATGTCTCTTAGCTTTTGACGGAAAGTAACCCATCTACTATCAGTAGGTCTGTCAGCCATAACATACACATCTGTTTTTCGTAACATTATATTTCTGTTAACACGGAATTGAGCGCTGTAGTTTTTAACGTCTGTATCACTAAGGCCATTATTATTAGAGTTAGTCATTTTTTTTTATCCTATTATTGTGGTTGTCTGTAAAACCTGATACTACCAGCTGCTCCATCGCCCCCAGGTAATGTAACATTTCCAACAGGTCCAGCCCCAGCACCCCCAGGTGCTGTACCATCATCTCCAAAGTTCTGCCCACCATTACCAGAATATGCACTAACAGCACCTGCTGCGGTTGTAACACCAAAACCGAAACTTCGTCCATTCCCCCCTGAGAATACTGCAGGACCATTAATATGATTATTAGAACTTGTACCACCGTGAAGTCTGTTACCAAACCATGTACTAACAGTTTCAATGGCTGAAGAATTAGCTGTTACTTGTAGCTTATTCATAATAATATTAGAGTCACTTACTTGGGCGGATGAAGTTTCTGAAATATCATAATTTGGCAGGACAGCCCCAACATTAAAGTCATTAGTATTAGCTGGTGCTGTAGTATATACTAAACCTCCTAAAGGCCCTTGAAATGTAGTCGGATTACCTGGCCCAGGTCTTTGCCACTGGCCGCTATTAGAAGACTGACCTGCACCTATAGAATAACTACCACCACTCATAAGCTCTGTAGTACCTACTAGTACTTTGGCATGACCACCATCACCTCCAGGTTGCCAATTCTGTCCTGGATATTGGTAACCAGCACCAGCATTTCCTGCTCCCACCAGAAGCGCAATCACAGTGTCTTCAGAGTTCCAAGTGCTAGGCGCAGTCCATGTACCTGACCCAGAAGTTACTGAATCGTCGGCAGAAGACCAGTTAGGCATAAAAAGATGCGTAGGAAAAAAACCAGTAGATACTGTGTAGTAAAACCACAGACCTGCAGTAGTATATATAAATTCTACACTGAAAGGTTGGTCAAACACCTTACTGTTTGCCGACACGGTTCCTTTGTTATCAGTAAAAGTTTTTCCTGAAGCCGCTACGGTTAAATTATTTCCGACCCAAGACCTGTCAATATCTGCTATTGTTATTGATTGGCCTACAGAAGGGCTTGAAGGTAGTGTTATAGTGAAACTGCCACCTGTAGTATTAGCTGATATTAATTCCCCTGACGAAGCAGTGTAGTTAGAAGTTATATTGTTGTAAGAAGCTGCTCCAACACCAGCGAGATTCATAGCTGACACGGTAGCCGAATCAAGAGATGTGATGTTCTGCAAAGCTCTGCTATCATTAATAACAGTAGTACTATTTACTTTTATAGCCATCTTCGTTTCTTTCCTTTAAACTATTAGCTGTTAAGTTTTTCTTTTAATTCATCTATCTGAGTCTGTTGTTCTTTTATTGCCTCTATGAGTAAACCAACCATGTTGCCGTACTGTACAGATAGAAGTCCTCCATCGTCTTTTTGTACTAGCTCTGGCATAACCTTTTGTACTTCTTGAGCTATAACACCTGAAGACTTTTTATCAGTATCTTTAAGGATAAATGAGTAACCGCCTAGTTGTTGAACCTTGTCCAAAGCACCAGTAATCGGCGTTATATCTTCTTTAGCTCTTTCGTCTGAGGTAGTGTTAAATGTACCAGCATTTACTGTAGTAAACGTTACAGTGGTATTCGGTTTTGTGTAACGGTTGTCTAGATTTGTTGATGCTGATGTAAGGTTTGTAACGTGTCCATATGTGTCAGATGTGATTACAAAACTCTGTACAACATTACCACCAGTATTACCACTTATACCATAGTTACCATTAAGATTTGACGTATCTGAGTGACTGAATGTTGTACCAGATAAACTAAGTCCAGAACCAGCACTGTAAGTTGTATTGGTGTCTGTGTTTACTACTGTTTCTGTAGCTGTAGACAAACCAGTGACATGCCCATATGTATCAAGAGTAATATCTTGTATGTATGTTCTACCAGAGTTGTTTGATGAACCTTGAGAAGATGTATCACTATGACTTAAAGTTACATTACCAGTACCGCCACCTGATAAACCAGCACCAGCAGTAATAGTCTGATCGTCTTTAGCATTAGCTTCTATAGCGTTTAATTTGCTATGATCAGCGTTAGTAAATACGTTACTATCAGATGCGGCTTCTACGGCTGCGCGTATCTCTGCGTTGCTTTGATCTCCTGTTGCTCCAGATTCAATACCGTCGAGTTTAGTACCGTCTGCTGCAACATCACGTCCATCTACTGTACCTGTTACTGATATATTTCCTGTTGAAGTAATATTAGCAAACGTAGGGTTAGAAGTAGTAGCAACATCTTGACCGATAGCAATATCATTAGCATTAACTGTAACACCAGTACCACCACCTACAGTAAGTGTACGATTGGCAGTTAAATCACCACCGCCTGTTAAGCCATTACCTGCAGTAATATTACGTGCTGTTGGTGCTTTAGAATCTAAAGCAGTCTGTAATCCATCTACATTAGATATAACATGAGAGTGACTATCATCTTGTACAACAGCTGTAATAGTAGCATTAGCAGAACCATCAAATGTGGCACTGCCTGTTACGTCTCCAGTTAGTTGTATGGTACGAGATGTTTCTAGTGCTGTAGCTGTGGCTGCATTACCTGTAGTATCTTGGTTACCTGAAGCATTAACTCCAGGAAGATTAATGTTAGCAGAGCCATCAAAGGACACACCACCGATAGTACGTGCTGTCTCTAGCGATGTAGCAGTTGTAGCATTACCAGCTAGATTACCTGTAACATCACCCGTAACAGTACCTTCAATATTTGCATCTAATGTAGCCTTAACATAACTTGAGTGAGACCTATCAATACTACCAGCAGGTACAGGATCATACTCGTCTGTTAGATACCACTTAGAAGAAGAAGCGTCATACCATATGCCCATATGCGTATAACCAACGCCCGATGCACCCGTATAACGATTAGCCCAAAAACCAGAGTCTACATTCACAGGAGACGCTACACCTTCCCAGTTATCATTTAATGTGTGACCTGTCGTTGCACCAAACTCAACATAAATATTATCCCCAGAGTGTATAAGTTGTTTATCACCTGTAATATTATTTGCGCTAGAGAATGTAGTAACAAAACCATCACGACTCACTGCAAAGGTATCTACGCCACCAGTACCTGTACCTACACCATCAATCTTAACATCGTAAGTAATAGTGGCTGTACCTGTATAATGACCAGAGAAGAAAGCATCATCAAGTCCTGTACCTGTAAAAGTAGTACCTGACTCACCAATAGCATCACCTTCATTAGCTCTGTAAAAAGGTGCACCTGCAGTAACATCACTCGTAGAAGTAGAGCTTGTTATACCTGTAACATTAAGATTACCATCAATAGTAAGGTTACCACCAATGTGCTGATCCATCTGAACACGGAATGTTTTTATAGAGTGGTTCTGTTGAGCAAGAAATATAACACCTTCTGTACTATCTACTTTAACAACAAAGCCCAAACACATCGGGTAGTTTGGATACAGAGGTGGCATAGTCTGAGTAGTACCGTCTGTAATACCAGTAAAAACCTGACCTACACTAAGGTGACTAGTATCAATACCATCTAAAAGACCTGCAGTTACTATATAGCCATAACTGTTATTAGGTATATCAGATGCAGTCATACCCTCAGATTTATACCTAGACTCTGATGTGGCATTAGCTAAACCTATAGTAGGAACGTGTGTACCACCAGCACTCTGACTACCCGAAAAGTAAACAGACTTACCCTTAGTAATAGTAGAACCAGAATTATTATATACACGTGCATGTTCTTCAACACCTAATTCGTGTACAACATTAGAATCCTCACTATGATAATTTATTGTTTTATGGACATTATCATACCATATACGACCTTCACGATGTGTTGGGTGTGTTGATTGGGGATCAAAGTCTACATACTCCCCTATGTGTAGTTTACCATCTACATCAACATCACTTGAAAAATCACCTGTAGTAAATCTGCCTGAAGACGCAGTAACCGCACCAATAGTTGTACCATCAATAGTACCACCATCAATGTCTATGTCTCCATTAGCATTTGTGTATACTGCCTTAGCTGCAGGATACGTCATAAATATATCTTTAGTACCTGCAGAGAAGCTCTGAGCAGAAGTACCATTAGACCCTGCTAGTACTGTAGTACGAGTAAGTGCGTTACCTGTATTCCAAGTTCCAATACCTACCTCCCACTCGTCAACCCCAGAAGTGGTATGCACAACAGCATAGTAAGTTGTGTCACCATCAGACATGTAAGAGTTGAAAGGATCAAAAGTAGAAGAGGCTCCACCTAAAGTAAAAGCCCCTGTTCCTATAGTAGTAGTACCTTCTTTTACACGATCTTTAAT